ACAATAAGTAATTTATTATTCCCACATGCAATTAGTTGACTTAAAGTTTCGTCCAGGAATCGACAAGCAAGATACCGCATATTCTGCAGGAGATGAGCGTAAGTATGTTGACTCTGATTTTGTTAGATTTCACTATGGTAAACCAGAGAGATGGGGAGGTTGGACAAACTTACCAAATCCTAATGTTACAGTGGTGGGCGTTGTTAGAGACACGCACTCATGGATTGGTTTAGATGGCACAAGGTATTTAGCATTAGGCACAGATAGAAAACTCTATATTTTTTCTGAAGGTAAAGTCTATGATATTACACCTATAAGAGCTACAGACAGTCTGACTAATCCTTTTGCTACATCAAGCGGATCTGCAACAGTTACAGTTACTGATGCTGGACATCAAGCAGAGGTCGGTGCTTTTGTTACTTTTGACAATGGCTCTGCTACAAATGTCGTTGATGGCATTGATTTTAATAATGAATTTGAAATTATAACAGTTCCAAGTTCAAACACTTACACAATAAACGCTGGCACAAATGCATCTGGAACAACAGCAGCAGGTGGTGGTTCTACAGACGCAAGCTATCAAATAAATCCTGGACCTACATCATCTACATATGGATATGGTTGGGGCACAGAAACTTGGAGTGCTAGCACATGGGATACACCAAGATCATCTTCTAATGTTGTAGTAGCAGGTAGAAACTGGTCTTTAGATAATTTTGGAGAGGACCTAATAGCCACTGTATTAGATGGTGGCACATTTGTTTGGGATACATCTGGAGGTTTAGGAGCTAGAGCTACAGCATTGTCCAATGCACCAACAGCATCAAGATTTAGCCTTGTTTCTACAGATACAAGACACTTACTAATATTTGGAACTGAAACAATTATAGGAAATCCTAATACTCAAGACGATTTGTTATTTAGATTTTCAGACAGAGAAGATGCAACAGATTATACTCCTGTCGCCACAAATGAAGCTGGTTCTTTAAGAATAACAGATGGATCTAGAATCGTTGGCGCTGTTAAATCAACAGGTCAAATACTTGTATGGACAGATACATCATTACACGGTATTCAATTTGTTGGCACACCTTTTACTTTTGGTCTTAGACAACTTGGTGCTAATGCTGGTTTAATAGCACAACACGCAGCAATAGAAGTAAATGGTGTTGCTTATTGGATGTCAGATAATGCTTTTTACCTTTTTGATGGTGTTGTCAAAAAAATGCCTTGCTCTGTGCAAGATTATGTATTTGATGATTTAAGTTACACAAATAAAAATGACATTGCTGTTGGTCTAAACACAGCTTTTAACGAAATAATTTGGTATTATCCTTCAGCTAACGCTACACAAATAGATAGAGCTGTTGCTTACAACTATTTAGAAGGCACTTGGTATACTATAAATCTTGCAAGAACTACGTGGCTTGGTGCTTATGTCTATGAAAAACCCATAGCCACAGAGTATAGCGCATCTGCAACGGCAAACGCTACAAGCATACTAGGTTTGACTGCTGGTGCGTCATCTATTTTTGAACATGAGTCTGGTAATAATCAAGCAGATGGCACTGCCATTACAGCTTTTTTAGAAACAGGTTCTGTAGAGATAGCTGATGGTGATCAACTTATGTCAGTAAGTAAATTAGTTCCTGATTTTGA